CTACACCTTCACTTTCATCCAGTCGAGACCGCGATCGTTATGATACTGCGCTGTCATCCTGTCTGATGAATGACCCAGTAGCTGCTGGGTGTTGATGCCTTGCTCCTCATACAGACGCTCCGAAAGAGAACGCTGCTCGTGAAAGGTCGGCATTGTTTTTCCGTCCTTCACGGAAATGCCCGTGCTATCGATCGCGAGCTTGAAGGAGACGCTAAGGCTGTTCTGGCCAACCTGGTCGCTTGCCTTCACATTACCGCTTGATGTCACGTGATGAAGAAGCCAGGGGCTAACTACCCGATCCCTACATCGCTTGATCACCTGCGCCAGGGTGATATCCAACATCTCGCAGCGTAGCGAGAGCGGTATAGCCAGTTTCGCCCCTGTCTTTTGCTGCTCAACGTGGAGATGGCCGTCCCAGACATCAGAGAACTTCATTTTGGCGATATCACCGCGGCGCTGCCCGGTTACCACTGCCAGAAGCATGGAGTTTTGGACGTAGGGTGCCATATTACCGGCCGCTTCGAATATCGCCTTCCACATCTCAAGGTTCAGTCGCGAACGGGTCACCCGGACAGTGACTTTTCTTGTGGCCAGCGCCGGGTTATACCCAGGCTCAACTTCACCTGCGTGCTGCGCCTCTCTGAACAGATCAACCCAGACGCTACGGAGTGTTTGCGCCATTCGTGCTTTGCCCCTGGCTTTATATTCATCGGTGATGGCCGCCAGCATTTTGGTGGTGACTTCCTGAATGGCAATGTCTGGCATCCTTTCAGCCAGCACGTTGGTGCAGGTCCTTCTGGATTTAAGCGTATTGATTTTTATCTCCTTATTGCTGAGTCGCTCCTCCTGAATTTTCAAATACCGTTCGATCCATACGCGCATCCGCATCGATTTCTTTGCGTTAACCTTCTTATGGCTGACCATATCGATCAGGGCAAACGACTGAGCAGCTTCCTGCTGCGCCAGCAGTCGATTCAGTTCAGTGGCGGCCAGTCTGGCCGCCTCCTGATCGGTACCAAAACCGATAAATTGACCGGTTAAAGGGTGCCGGTATTGCCAGTAGATTTTGCTGTTGCGCTTATCCAGCTTGCAATAGAGATTTGGGATATCAACCCTGTGATTACGTGGTCTGGCTGCCATTAATTACTCGCTCCATAAGCGTCTTCACCGCTTTCGGCATGCGTGGTGGTAGAACCGGCGATGCGAGCAAGCCAATGAATTTGGCCTCTTCATCGATAACCCATCGCCGGCCTTGTTTCAGCGCCCTTGGGATTGTTTGTCCTGTTTTTGCAATCCTGTGCAGCGACGCTCTGGATGGTGGTTGCTTAAAGCCGTTAGGACCGGAAGCCCAATCTTCTAAGCTGACGAGCTGCCCCATGAAAACCTCCAGTTTGATTAATATGAGCCATCAAAGCCCGGTATGGTGATATTTCAATATCAGGCTGCCTGCCCGGGTAAGGATCGTAGGCGGCGCATGCCGGTCATCGCTGTGGCCACGTAGCTCGCCTTACGATTCACCACTTCAACCCAAACTTTCACACCTTCAACTCTCACGGTGTAGGTCTCTTTCATCTTGCTTCGCCCGTAATTGCCGTAACGCCCCTGATGAGCGGCGAGTGCTATGTCGCATGCCTGGCGAGCCAAAGGGGATTGCCTACTACCTCGATTGATCAGTCGCATATTGTCTCCTTAAGGGAGGGTTTCCCCTCCCGATCTCCCTAAGCCACGTATTCTGGTTTCATATCCGCCAGGGTGATGCTGAACTGCTCATGCAGTTCTTCGCCCAGATGACGTTTTGCTGATGCCAGTACGCGCTCAACCTCCAGGAATCGTTCTGCTGCATCGGGTTCATCCGTGGACGGCAGGGAATTGATTGCTGCTTCTACTTTGTTACGTGCGTCTACCAGGTAGTAGCGCTTCACGGCTTTGTTTTTAAGTTCGGTGAAAAGAGCCGAACCTAGCGTGACTTTGATGCTTTCGATGTCTGCGCGAAGTGCCTTTGCACAGTCCACATCCTGAGCCGTCTCGATTCGGTCACGTAAGTCATCGGCCAGGGCGTCAACATTGACGGCTGATTCTTTCGCAGTTTGTGTAGTTGTTACGGTGTCACCAGATATTTCCGTGAGGCTGACACGCTGCGGCGCCGGGTTAATTTCCTTCTCTGCAGGTTGATCAACCTCATCCTGGCTGTAGACGCCGAGAATGACTTCAGGGCAGTAAAGGCGAGCCCAGTACTTCACTGCAAGGTATGCGATCTGTTGCTTGGGCGCCGTTTTCCACAGCGGAGAATTTCGGGTCGAAACATCAGCCAGATAAATTGGTTCGCTCCAAGTGATATCCTTTTCACCGCGCAGGACTGCACCGACCTCAATGTACAGACCCAACTCATCGCGGTTTTCTTTCTTACCGGCGATCTTTTCCCAGTCGCCGCCATATTCATAATGAAAGCGACCCACAATGGCGTTGGAGCTGGATATAACCGCATTAACCAACTGCGCTTCGTAGCCCAGCACGCCGTTTACAAGGTGTGTTTTCTGTGCAACTGCGTACGGATTCATGCCCCATTGCATAGCCTGCATAACGATTGCCATACAGTCGGCAGGTTTACCGACCAGGTGTTTTGGAACGGTAACGGCGGACTGCGCCATCAGCTCAGCGAATGAGGTCAGTTGACCCAAAGCCTGTACGTTAAACACAGCATTGCTGGCAGAAATGGTGTTAGGTGCCTGCTCAGTCGTAATGATGTTGGTGTTTTGCATAGTCAGTTCCTCCATTAAGCCAGACGCAGCGCTTCAAGGCGGCGCAGGTCGAAGTCGTTCAGTTCATCGGTGTAATCGTCGGTGATTGGCGCTGGCCATTCGCCAGTATCGAAGCCAGTAGCGATAGCGCGCATTGATTTGCGATATTCGAGCATGCCCAGTTCGAGCAGTTCTGCGGATGCTTCGATGATGGCTATCCAGTGGTAGTTCTCGTCTTTGTTGACGAAGATCCAGAAGAACTGATCCAATGCTGCGGTTTCGCAGTACATTGCCGCGCTCAGGTGGTAATCACGGTCGATGATTTCGCGGTGAAGTTTGGCGCGAAGTCCGTCCTGTTTAATGTTCCACATGCTGATGGTTTTCAGGTCAGCGCCAATACGCACGCCGTCTATGTCGATCTCGAGGTCAGGGCGGACACGCACTTCCAGGCCGGTTTCATCGTCAAAGCCAAAGTAGCTGACCTCAACTGCACGGCTTGGGTGCTGCAGCAGCATGCCAGCGGTCGGGTGGGCGAGAAGGGCCGACTGAATGGCCAGCGCGGTCGTCAGCTGCTGGCGCGTCACCAGAATCTTGTCGCCCGGGTTGTCGCGCCATGCATCCAGCAGTTCGTCTGCAAACACGGCATCCGGTTTCACAGATTGCACGGACTGCATCAGGTCTGCTTTGGTTCCAGACACTTTCAGTGGCGCAGGCTTCTGTGTTTCCTGTGCGACCATGTCAGGATTGACGATCGCCAACTGCTCGAGCAAGGCCTCGCGGCTGCCGCTGGTTTTCACCTGCGATGGAAGGGTGGAGTTATATTCTTTGATGCAGGCTTTCATCGCCGTGGCGGTTTGTTTCTGTTCTGCTTCGATACGCTGAAATTCAGCTGGCAGCGCCATGTAACTTTGAGCCGTTTCTTCAAGCGAACCGCCAAGCGACACCTGCGGTGGCAGGGTGCTGTTATGCGCTTCCAGCAGGGCTTTAATTTCGTCAGCGCTCAGCAGTGCCGGTAGACTGGCGTTATACGTCTCGATGAACTCGCGAAGTGTTGCAGTCGTGGTAAAGGCACTCTCCGGAATCAACGGTTCAACACTGAATTCTTCATCCAGATTTTCAGGCTGAAGAGCCAGTGCATGCACAAGGTTGCCCATATCCAATACTTTGGAAGGTGCGCGAGGGATAGTTTTGGCTACGTGACGCGCGTTGAAATACATCAGACTCACTCGCGCATCTTTAACCTGCGTCGAGCTGATGCCATTCGCCGCGTGATAGACGTCATTTGGCAGCCCTTCATAGCGGCCCGGTTCGAAGTAAGCCGGATATTCTGGTTCGGCCTGTTTCTCTTCTGGCACGCTTTGTACCGGTTCTGGCGCGTTCTGGTTTACAAAATCGCTGTTTTGGCTGACTGAATCATCTTTTTGGTTAACATCCGCCATATTAAGGTTTGCGAGGCTTGGCGCCGCGGCGGCAAGAACATCAGCCGGCGCTACGATATTTGCTTGCGGATCAGCTGCAACAGCGGCTTCGACTGGTTGTACCGCATCATTAATTTCGACTTTCTCTGGCTGAGCCTTTTCCATCTGCTCATTGCTGAAGTTCTCCCCTTTAATAGATGACTGGTCATCTTTATCTGTTGGTTTTTCATTCATCAGACCATCGATGGAGAACACGCCGCTGCCGAGATTTTCAACTTGCGGTTGCTCTAACGTAACTTCAGTTTCGCTAAATGGAGCAGGTAGAGGCAGCAATTCCACAGCAACGTTAAATTCAGCCGTCATAGTCTGGTTAACGAACTCAAGATGAGCTGCTGTCGTGCGGTGAATGTTCTCGGGGGCGATGCGAATTAGGTTAAAAATTGCCGCGCGGTTTACCGCCAGAACGCCCGGTTGATTGCGCAAAATGGCGCTCCATGACTTCCACGGTTCTTCTTTTTTCGCCACGACATCTTTGGCTCGACGATGGATGCTGCCTGGTATCTCCAGATGGTTGAAGTCCATCGGTAGCAGGGCGCAAGCGATTTCCAGATCCAGAGTGTCCAGTGTGTGGTGCGCGCCTTCGCCGCGGTCGGTGTCATAACAGCCATCGGCATTCGTACCGGAATCGGTGCGCTGAACATTGCTGATGCGGTTACCGACTGCCCATTCGCGTACGAGAATGCCGCGGTCAATGTGGTCGGTTGCAAACCAGATGGTGAGGAAATGGATCAATGTTGCTAGTTCGGAACGCTTTTCCTGTGGAAATACGTTTTTAACGGCGTTTACAGCTTTCCAGATGGTACATTCGTTCGCGATTTTGAACCCGTCTACGTTCTCAGCGGCAAGAAGCAAGTTCTGTACGTAGCTGTTATCTACGTCCATGGCCAGTCGTTGAACTTCATTTTTAAGTTCGGCATCGATGTGATAGGCGTATTCTTCTTCAGCAAGAAATTCTGCCAGTATCCGATGGCGCAACGGGAGTGTCGCGACAGTGAACAGCGTCGGGGTTTCTTGCTCACGGAATTTTTCGACTAAAGCAGTTGATGAGCCAGATTCTAATTCGCTGGTGGTATGGCTTTTTTCTTCAATCTTTACTTTTTTCAGCCATGTGCGCTGGTCTTCATCCAGTTCGTAGCGCTTGCACCAGGCGTAATCCACTGTGCTTTCTTCCGGCAGGTCGTCATAGACCGGGAAATCAGTGCGGATTGGCTTCTGAAAGTCCTTACCACGTCCAGTTTCAATACCAGCATCTTCAAGCTCAACATCGAGCTGCAGATTGGCGCGAGCTTCGGATTTCGCAGTGAACCAAACCACTGCGTCTTCTTTGCCGGATTTCTGCGTAGCTTTAACTACATAGAAAAATTCCATGTGAGATCCTCTTTTTTGGATGTAAGATCCCCGGGCCAGAGATAGCGCCCATTGGGTGAACTTTGGTTTTTGTGTAGTTTTCCGGTGTAACTTTGATCGGTGTCACCGGACGTACGGGCCGCCTTGCGCGGCTTTTACGTTAGCTTTCGTGGGCCATCTGGTCGTACGAAGCGCAACGTTCAGAGCAGTACTGTTTTTCTTTGCGCGCCAGCTGCGAGCCGTTGCGATAGAGAAGGGTACTTTTAACTACTTCCTCCGGTTCAACCGGCTTGCCGCAGTACCCACATTTCGTTGAGTTACACATCTGGATTCCCCTTTTGCGCCAGCAGATAGCACAGGCGGCGAAGAATCACCTCGAAGAGGTTCAGTTTTACGGCCTGCTGCCGTGATGGTTTACGTGCGTAATCAGTCACTTTGATCTCCTTGTAGTGCCTGTCTTTTGACCACATCAGGCTCGGTGGATTCTGCTATTCCCCAACAACAAGGATTCGTTTAATCTGGATATCCCCAACAAGAAGAAGAGTACTCGAAGTGATTGCTGAGCTATCAGCGGCCATGGCCGCTATAAAGGAGACTAGCTGGGCTAGCCAAAGTCATTATTGACGCAAAAACTGACGCGGAGGTCAAAGCTGCAACTATCGAACTTCAGAGCAGATTAATTACACTTCAGGCGGAGTGCTTCTCTCTTTACGATTTGATTCGTCAGCGTGAGGAAGAGGCAATACTTCTCAAAGCAAAAATTGCAGAGTACGAAGACTTTAGTTCCCAGACAGAAGGTTACGTTCTTAATCAACTTGATTTCGGTTCTTTTGTATATTCTAAAAAAGAACTTGTGGGTGAGGAGCAGGTAGAAGTGCATCTTTGCCCACAATGTCATGCCAAGCGTCAGATATAGATACTGCAACCAACTGGTGAAGCCTCTTTTAATAGCCATACAAAAAAATGGTATTTTCAATCTCGTTGCCATAATTGTGACTCCGTCTATAGCATGAACGTTTCAAACTACAATCCTGAGATTTATGCTCCTTGGTCTTGAGGATATTCAGATTTTTAAAGAGCTAAGCGTCCTTTGGGGCACTTTTTTATGCCTTATCGCCGGCCAGCGGAACGTTGAACCTGATGCGCTTAATTAGTAGCGGTGGAATGCCGCTGGTTGTCTACCAGAAGAATAATAGCTAAAGCGATTGGTGTGGTCAATCGTATAGGCGATATTTGGCGAGGTTTAGGTGATAATGAATTGAATGTTAAAGCGATATTTTTTCAATCGCAGTTAAAAAAGTTAGGTTTTGGACTTTCATCGAGGGGAAAATGGAGAGGAAATATCGAGGGAATAAAAAAACCCGCCTCAGCGGGTTATGCAAATCTCTTGTAGTCAATTGTTTGCCTTAGCAGTACCTTAGCCATGACGTAGAATCGGTCTTCGTCGCCAGCTTCAACGTACCATTTCTCGTAAATCGGGTTATCAGAGATCACTGCCAGTCGGTCACGCTGCATCTGCAGGCGTTTGACGTGTAGGGTTTTCCCGAAGACAAAGATGTAAACCCCGTCACCATCAAATTGCGTAACACCCGTATCAACAAAGATCTGATCCCCGGGGGATATGGTGCCATCCATGCTGTCGCCGTTAACCGTGATAACTTTTACGTTCGTAGCTGGTCGGTTCCCGAACAAGGCACGCGCTTGCTCACTTGTGTACTCGATCGCTCTTATAGTTTCTATAAAATCACTTGTAACTAATGCACCTGGGCCTGCGCTGGCTTTTACGTCGAGCACATCAACTCGGTAAATTCCTGATTGCGAGACCTTAAGATGGTTTGGTGATGAAGTGCCTTCATTGTTAATTGAATTCATTTCGCCTTCACCAGTAGATAGCCATTCTGGTCGAACTCCGAGAACAGAGGCGATCTCAACAGTTTTGCGAGAACCGTTCGCGTCTTTCAAAAGCTTATTAACACTGGACTGTGCCATGCCTACTTCTTTGGCTAATCGGCCCTGAGTAAATCCAGCCAGCTTCATTGCCTGAGCCAAGCGCTCTGAGAATCCCATATTCACCTCTGATAATGACTCCCTTAACTCTATCGCTCAAGCGATTATTAAGCAAAAAATCGCCTATGCGATTGACATTCGCTATTGTGATAAACATAATCGCTCAAAACTGATAGCTGAGGTGATTATGAAAAACAAAATAGTAGAGAAAAACCCTGCAGTGGCGAAAGCAATCGCCATCGCTGGCAGCCAGAAAGAATTGGCAAAACGTTGTGGTAAAGCCCAGTCCACTATATGCGACTGGCTAAACGGAAAGAAACGTATATCTCCAGTTCACGTACCTGAGCTGGTAAATGCTGTTGGTGGTGAAATCCTTGCTTACGAATTCCGCCCGGATCTGCCATCCATCTTTCCACCTCCTGATAATTATACCGCTTAGCTACTGGCACAACTTCGGATGAAAATTTATGCAATCACTTGCGTACAAACACAGTAACGGATTAGCGCCAGGGGCGCTGATAAACCGCTCTCAACCAAGGCAGTTTCAAAGCCAGGAACTAATTCGCGAGGCGGTGCGCGCTTGGGCAGCTACAGCGGGCCAAGATGTCGTGTCGGCCTACATCGTTGAGGAGTGGAGACGGCAGGGGGGAGATAGTATCGAATTTCCAGAAGATCTTAGTCGTGCTCGGCAGAAGTTGTTCAGATTTTTAGACAACCGCTTCGACTCTGAACAGTATCGCGAAAATGTTAGCCAACTGACGCCGGCAATCATGGCCGTGCTGCCGGTCGAATATCGAACTTATCTAATTGGCACCGACTGCAAGCTGTCACGACTTGCAAAAGCCGAGAAAGAAGTCGCTGAAGCAAAACAGGCAATTATCCTCGACGCACCGGAGCATCAGAAGCTGAAAGAGGTTAGCGAAGGGATCGCGTCTCTATTCAGTCTCATGCCTGAGCAAATCGGGCCGTTGATGGCGATGGTTACTTCAATGCTGGGGGTTATGTGACTACTTCTAAAATGGCGAAAGCCGGTCTGCTCGAACAGATCCGACTTTCTTGTGCATCAGTTGTTAGGCAAATGCGGAGCTAAGTATGTCAAATACCGCTGAAATTATCAATTTCCCCAATAAAAACGAACAACCGGGAGGTCGTATGGTCGACCTGTCGAACGGGTACACCAAGGTCGCAAATGAGATTCAACAGCTCAAGCCTCGTCTGAAAATGTCAGGTCGAGAGTGGCAGTGTTTTGAGGCGGTGATCTGGCTTACCTACGGCTGGAACAAGAAACAGGATCGGGTAACGAACACAGTGATCGCCGAGCTCACCGATCTGAGTGATTCGCACGTTTCTGATGCGTTGAAATCGCTAGCAGAGCGCAAAATTATCTTCAGTAAAAAGCAGGGCGTGATGAAAACTGTCGGTATAAATACTGACCTTTCTGCCTGGATTTTGGACAAACCGAAAACGGGAAAACTCTCCCCGAAAACGGGAAAAGTCTTCCCGAAAACGGGAAAAACCTTCCCGGAAACGGTAGACACCCAAGACTATAACAAGAACAGTATTAAAAGATCCTCGTCTCGGAATTCTGACGAATCCCGAAACCAGAAAACTCAAGAGTTTCTCTCTCGCCATCCTGAAGCTGCCGATGGGATATACACACCGGCAGGTAAATCATGGGGATCCGGTGACGACCTCAAGGCTGCACGCTGGATTTACGACAGGCTTCTCACCGTCAACGCATCGCTGACTGAACCGAACTGGGCTGAATGGGCAAACACCATCAGGCTGATGCGTGTCCAGGACAATCGTACCCACTACGAAATCTGCGACCTGTTCCAGTGGGCCAACAGAGACGAGTTCTGGAAAGACAACATCCTGAGCCCTTCGAGTCTGCGCAAGCAGTGGGATCAACTCACTACCAAACGGCTGCGTGCTACCGGAACGGTAAATCCATCCCGGGGCGGTATCGACCTGCAGAATACTGACTGGATTGACGGGGTGTTGGAATGAAAAATATCGCAGATAAGCTCCGCAATCTTGACCGTGAACAGGCTCGCCGCGTGGCTCATAATCTGCCGGAGCAATACACTGAACGCGAACAAACGCAGCAGGTGGCGCAGATTATCAACGGGCTGTTCGTACAGCTGGCAGCCGCGTTCCCGGCAAGCCTGGTTAATCGCAGCCAGGAGGACGTGAACGAAATTCGCCGTCAGTGGGTGTTGGCCTTCAAGGAGAACGGGATCACCACCATGGAGCAGGTTGATGCTGGCATGCGCATGGTACGTCGCCAGGAGCGACCGTTCCTGCCGTCGCCTGGCCAGTTCATCAAATGGTGCAGGGAAGGGCGCTGCGTGCTGGGGATAACCACCGCGGACGTCATGGCTGAGTACTGGAAGTGGCGAAAGCTGGTATTTCGGTATCCGAGCAGCGAGCAGTATCCGTGGCCTAAGCCGGTTTACTACCACATCTGCATTGAGTTACGGCGCCGAGGAACTGATGGCCAGCTGAGCCACAAAGAGCTGGAGCATGAAGCAGGCAAGATTCTGGATAAGTGGGAAAAGCGCGTCCTGGAAGGGAAGCCGATTCCGCCTATTCGACGAGCGCTGGCAGTACCAGTGGCATCGAAAGGGCCAACTCCGGCGCAGTTGCTTATGGAAGAGTACAAGCGCAGCAAAGCGGCAGGTTTAACCAATGAATCGAGCATCGACCAATGATTAATCCATTACCGCAATAAGAGCAGGTCGCTGTGTTTGCGTGCTACCAAACCTAACATTATCAACACCATGTAATCTGACAACACAAGTTTGTTTATTGACCAGAAATAAGGGGGGGATTTTTACCGACAGGCAGGGCATTTGAGATGAGTATCTGCTCTACAGTGTACTTTAGTGGGCTTTATGATAAATTACATATACTTGTTACATGTGGCTTTAGGGTTGATGTTATGCGTACACTACTGAGGATTTTTATCCCTAAACTATGGCTAGTCATCAAATAATGTGCTACTTGTGATGTCATTTATGAGGTTTTTTAAAAAATAGTTATTATGGTTGAAAGATGAAAGCAGAAATTATATATCGAATCATTAGTGCTTGAACTTAATAATGCTTAGTCTCAAAGGTTAAAAATATGAGTGTTTATTTAAAAAGTATAGAAGTAAAAAAACTATTTGGTGAAAAAAATATTAAGTGGGATTTAAGCGACGTTAGTGTTCTCGTAGGTAAAAATGGGGCTGGGAAAAGTACAATTTTACGTTCAATTTACGAACTCCTTACTGGCGAAAAGACAGACAGCCTTAATTTATCGACAGAGTTCACGCTTAATTTTGTGGATGATGCTTCTCTTCAATTTAAAAAAGGAAAGATGTTCTCCGCAAATGAAATGTCCATCTTCCTGGAAAATATTAAGAAAACCTCAGAACTTCTAAAAGGAAGGGAAAAGGAAGTTTCAAAATCGAAGTCCAAAATCAATAAATTGAAATATGAACAAGAGATTGCATTGGATAGTTTTAACAGTCTTTATGAAAAAATCTTTCAGGACAACAAGCGTGTAACTTCTATGTTTTTATCAGAAATCACAAAAACAAAGGAAGAGGCAATTTCTGATATTTCAGTAGAAATGATATCGACTATAAACATGAGTGCAAACTCAATAAATGAATTAACTAAAAGTGATGGCAATACGACAACTTTATTGGATTTAGAATTAAATACAGAAGTAGAAAAGCTAAGATTAAATAAAGATAAAAAAGAAATGAAACCAAAAATCATTAAGTTCATAGGTGAGCTTAATGATTTTTTCTCAGAAAGTAATAAATCCGTTTCGTTTAATGGTGACCGGGTAATTATAAAAAACAAAAATACAGATAAAGATATAAATATAAGGCAACTATCATCGGGTGAAAGACAACTTTTATTTATATTAATCAAGGCATTAAATATGTCAGCGGGCAAGAATATTTTGCTTATGGATGAGCCTGAAATCTCATTACACATGTCATGGCAGAAAAAACTAATATCAGCAATAAAAAGAATAAATGATACCTGCCAAGTAATAATTGTCACTCACAGTGCATCAATTCTTGCAAAAGGATGGCTTGACTCGTTCGTAGATATAAAAAACATCGAATCAGGTGGTGTCTAAATGTCAGATTTTATTGATGAAGCTTTTGATTCCGATACTATCGCAGCTCAAGCTAAAATGGAAGATAAGGATACATATGTTTATGTTGAGGGCATAGATGATGTTGATTTTTGGTGTAAGCTATTTGACGATGCAAAAATAGATATAAGCGCTACGTCTCGAGAAGAAAAAAATAAATCACACAAAGGCAAAAGCGCCCTTAGAAAATTGTTAGACAATACAAATAAAAATCTTATAATTGCAATTGATAGTGATTTTGATTTTTTATGTCCAAACAACAGTGAATCCTCTAGAGATTTTAATGGTTGTAAATATGTTCTCCAGACACAATTTTATTCAAAGGAAAATATTATATTTCAACCTAAAAGTATTAATCTAAACATAGAGAAAACAACTTTAAATAATGAGAAAATAAGCTCAGATTATAAATCTTATATTGAATTATTTTCAAATATAATTTATGAGTGCTTCACTAATTTTTTATTTCTACGCAACTTAAGAATTAAACCGATCACAAGTAAGAGCTTTCATTCGAAAATAATTCCAAACACACCTATATTTGATAGCTCATATAATTTAAAGAATGACCCATTTGTTTGTGTAACAAAAAACGTTAAAGTCATAAACGGAATGCTCACTAAAGAAATAGAGAAAATTGATAACTGGGAAATAGAGTTGAATTCTTTCAAAAGTCATATGATTAATAAAGGCTTTTCAGAGAAAACAGCTCATTGTTTCATTAATGGCCATACATTGGAAAACTCAATAATCAATCAGTATATAAACGGTAAAATTAAGGCTTTGATTAGGAATCTAATGGTGAACGTTAGAGCTGAGTGTGCGACAGACCAAAAGTTAATAGAAGGAAGGTGTAAAGAGATATCAAACTTAATACAAAGAAAACATGATTTTTATACGCGTATTAACGACTGCAGTGAAAAATATAACGAAGATATAGTTAAGTTATTGAAAATTAAATTTGAAGAGATTAGACAATCATGAGGAGTCACATGTTTTTTCAGCACACCATGTAACATAATTTATTCAAGCATTTTTGAAATAACAAGAGAGAATCAAAAAGAGTGCGGTAGTAAGTTATGCTGTTCACGTTGACAACTTACTGCCGTCCTGAACGCCAGTCCTGCTTTCAAGATATTAGCTGAAAAATTATCCTTCAGGTTCATATTCTGTACGTCGTTACTAATTTGTTTGAAAATTATACGCTTCTCTTATGCTCCACTGTACTAATGTTCTGAATCGGATTATTTTATTCCAAACGTCTTGTTTCATATAACTTTACGAATATTTTATGACTCGGAGAGTTAATGTAATCATGTTGCTATAATAAGTGCCATAACAATGACTACTCCTTTACAAAAATCAATCATATTTGATGCTCATGACCTAATCCCTATTAATTAATTCACTTTTATATGGGCAACGACCGCTCCAGGAAATTTAGCGAAACGACGCTTGATGCTACAAATGTAGTTTAGGACTAACAAACGACTATTATTTCGTGTGCAAATTTTGCAAATATAATAAATTCAATGTGTTATGAATCATCCTTGGATTGATTAGAACAGCTTCTTTTCAATGGTGAATGTTCGCATTTGCATTTTTGTGCGGTTAAGGCGCTGATCAAATATAACCATCGATGCACTGTGTATGCATACAGTTATGGCGACGAAAGCATTTCTGAAAGTTGGATTATCCATTGATCACACTGAAGAACTTCTAAAGGGACCGATCACGGCATTGTGAAAAGAAGTATTAAAACGATTCCAGAATCGATACGATGAGTTTAGGCTAGTTATACGTCTTGAAGTTTCGGATGGGTTTTGTCTTTATGGTGATGAAAGGCTAGCTAAAAAGAGAGTAGATGATATCCTCCAGAAGACTTTAGAAAGCGCAGGCGACTGGTTTTATTGATACAGCATGCAACGATTTTCCAGAGTCGAGGGGGGATTAGTGAAACAAAAAGAAGAATTACCGCAAAACGGCTATGTAGTCATTAGATGTCATGATGGGGTTATAGTGCACGACTGCATTCATTTCCTGAATTTGAGCGCGCTTTGGTTTACAAACTGGGCGATGAAGTATCGTTCCTGCCGTTGCAGGATAATGAGATGGTAGGAACACCGACACTCCTTACGCAAATGCTTGAACGCGCAGGGTTTCGAGTTTCAGAAAACCAAAGTATGAGTCATGTCATTTAATATTTTCCGGGCCTATCTATAAATTAGGCGCGAGTATTGAAACTTATAACTTGCTATATAAGTATCGCAGCATGCGTTTAAATATCTTCGATTAAGTCTTCTGCCCCAGGTTCTTTCTTTTTTGAAGCATTCCTTATATTATCCATAATCATTGTTCTATTAATGTTTGGTAATCCCCTCGTTGCATTTTCTGTAAGTGCTATGTGAGGAACTCCATTTACTAAGTGATTTCTGAAAATACCCGGATAAAGATTTGACAGAGTGGTTATTTGAGAAGTTAAAGTGTTTTTTAAGTCATTCAGATTTTCAAAATCTGTTTGGAGCTTGCCTATTTCTTCCTCAAGCTTTAGAATGCTATGGTTTGCTTGCATACGTTCATAATCAAGTTCTTTGATAGTGGAGTTTAAGTCTATATTTAATTCAGATAATTTTTTGCGAGCACTCTCACTTTGTTCTAGTGAATCTTTTTCTGAGCGAAGTTGGGCTTTTAAGCTACTTTCTTCTGCTTTGCTATCACTTAATTTGACCTGCAATTCTTTGACTTCTATCTCAAAAGATAGCTCTAACTCATGTAGTCTTTTATTCTCGGCTTTAATTAATGAGATGCTTTCTTCTATATACCGTTCTTCCTTTTTATCAGCAAGTTTTTTTCTTGCTTCGATCTCTGCAATTGATTGCTGAAGTTCTGCTACTCTAATCTTAGATGATAAAGTTAACTCAATTGTTTCCGAGTTGGGTTTGTCTTGAATTTTAGTAATTGCTTTATTTATTTGCGGTAACAAAAAAGCTATTAATGCAGAGGTGCAAAGTGGTGCTGATAAGTAATTCCAAACATCAAAATTACCATTTATAAACTTCAATCTTTCTTCAATACTATTCTTGCTGAAAAATAGAATGGCAAGCATTTGCCAGTTAAAACCAATCCATGAAAAGACAAAGGCCCCAAGAAAAGGGCTCTTTACCCTTTCTAGAGAGGTTTGACGAAAAGAGGCAAAAATATCCCGTAGAAAATCTAACATTATTAATTCCTTGGCGAGCGCGGTTGTAGTGGTCTTATCGGCAAAAGAACGTTTTTAAATAATACTATGCATGGCTGCATCAACAAAGTATTTTCATCATTAATGACATTAACAAGATTACCATGATAATATGAGTTCATAGGCCTGAACACCCTATACCTGATGCGCCATGGAGAGAACCATGGCGCTAGAATTACAACTCATTAAGCATCATACAGGAATACTGATCCCGGCTACGCCCGAGACCAGCCATATTCTGCAATCAAAAATCCGTCTCGGCGATGTTCTTGTTGCTGAGTTCAAACGGGTCCGCAATCCGGCATTTCATCGGCGTTTCTTCGCGCTCCTCAATCTCGGTTTCGAATACTGGGAGCCAACCGGCGGTGCGATCTCGTCCAACGAACGCAGGCTGATCACCGGCTACGCAAAATTCCTTGCGTCCTACGCCGGGAATGAGACGACGCTAATCGATGCCGCTGAACAGTATCTTGAGCAAATCGCAAGCCGGCGTGTCACGAACGGCATTAGTTTGTGCAAATCGTTCGATGCGTACCGGTCCTCGGTGATCGTCGAAGCAGGGCACTTTGATGCCATCCAGCTTCCTGACGGTACGCTCCGAAAACACCCCCGCAGCATCTCATTCGCCAACATGGACGAACTCGAATTCCAGCAGCTTTATAAAGCCGCGCTCGATGTTCTGTGGCGGTGGATCCTGTCCCGTTCATTCCGCAGTCGTGATGAGGCAGAAAATGTCGCCGCTCAGTTGCTTGGCTTTGCGGGATGATGGGTATGAGACATTCTTGGTTCCATCACACCGACTGCAGCACCGAACAGGCCGACGAACTCGTTAAGCGTTACAAGGCGCGCGGGGTACGAGTTGAGCGTAGCCTTAACCCGGATTACGTGACATGGACTGTCAGTGCATTCTTGCCGACCTCAAATACACCAGCGCGCCCGGACAGTCGCTGGCGAAACCGGATGTGGGGGTGAACGTGAAGACATATCAAATCACTTTGCCCTGGCCGCCGAGCAACAACCGGTATTACCGGCACAACCGCGGGCGCACGCACATTAGCGCTGATGGCGTAGCGTACCGCTACGCGGTTGCCAGTGTCATTCGAAGCGCCCGGCTTAATATCCGGACGACCGCACCACTCAAAATCCGAATTGAATGTCACATGCCCGACCGCCGGCGCCGCGATCTGGATAACCTGCAGAAAGCCGCATTCGACGCTTTGACCAAGGCCGGATTCTGGCTGGATGACTGCCAGGTGGTGGATTATCGCGTTGTGAAAATGCCGATCGTTAAAGGCGGAAAGTTAGAACTAACCATTACCGAATTGGGGACCGCATGAATCTTGAAAATACACTCAAATATCACTTCGCCAAATCGACGATGATTAGCGACTCTCCCAGGGCGACTGCCTCAGATTCTTTGACCGGAACGGATATCATGGCTGCTATGGGCATGACCCAGGAGCGTGCCGCGATGGGCTACAGTGCTTTTCTAGGGAAGATGGGCATCAGTACTAACGACAGGGAGAGAGCGATAGAACTTCTGGTGGAATACGCGCTTACTAAATGCGACAAGATTGCCGCTTTAAGGAAACTCGATGCCAAAATTAAGCCGCTGGTCATTCATCAGTTGGCTACATTTGCTTTCGAGGACTACTCGCGCAGCGCCGCCAGCGTAAAACAATGTGACTGCTGCTCAGGCAAGGGTTTTATCGAGGCCGATGTGTTCACGATGAAATCTCACTACACAATGAAACTCCCAAAGTTCGCAAAAGACCTTAAGCAATCACCGAGTGATTTCGAGGTGAAACGCCAGGTTCGCGAGACCGTCAAAGTGCTTTGCACAAGTTGTAAGGGTAAGCGGGTTGTGAGTTGCGCATGTAATGATTGTCAGGGGCGCGGCAAAGCAGTTAACAAAAAGCTCACCGAACAACAGGGTGTACCGGTCCTGAATGATTGTAAGCGTTGTAGTGGAAGAGGGTTCGAGCGTATTCCTTCAACTGAGGCGCATGCGGCTATTTGCCAGATTACTGATGCCATTACGCTTGATACTTGGAAAAAGTCAGTGAAACCATTCTACGACCAGTTGATCACGAAATTCGATATCGAAGAGGCATGGGCAGATGCGCAGCTAAAACGGATAACGAGATAGCTGGTTATTTAATAGCTCTCGATATTATCGTGAGCTATTTACTTTTCCCGAATCTGTGTTAATTTATCTCTAACGATGGGTTACTGACTTCGTTGAACTAGCAAAAAATTCCAGCCCTGCGGTTAACACCGTGGGGTTTTTTTATGCCCTCGCAAAGATACTTTGCTGTTCGTTCCAACCAGAGTTATCTGTATGTCACGCCATTATTAAGGGTAAAAAGACATGCTAAATCAGTTGGATATGACAGAAGAAGCAAAAGCAGTATTTAATGAATTAGCCGACGCGCCGGCTACTGCTGGCGAGATAGCGCAGAATACCCACCTCACCCGCGAACGCTGCCAGTTAATACTCACACAGTTGGTGTTGGCTGGATTATCAGAATATCAATTTGGTTGTTACAAGCGCCTCCAGTGATGGGGGCTTTTTTTGTGGGAATGGGCGGCTGGTGGGTGTTGTAGCACCCGGCCAGCCATTTGCTCATGTAGAAGGTCACAAGCGAACCAAGGCCCACCGCTTTAGCGCTAAAGCAGAGTGAGCCTACCAGAGACCCGCTTACTGATCTATGAAAAATACTGTAAAAATAAACAGTGCTGAATTAGTCAACGCTGATTGCCTTCAATATGTTGCTTCACTCCCCGATAACTCCATCGATCTGATAGTTACCGACCCGCCTTACTTTAAAGTTAAACCGAACGGATGGGACAATCAGTGGAACGGTGACACTGACTATCTGCGCTGGCTGGATATTTGCCTAGCGCAGTTCTGGCGAGTACTCAAGCCTGCTGGAAGCATTTACCTGTTTTCTGGCCATAGGCTCGCCGCCGATATCGAAATTATGATGCGTGAGCGGTTCAAAGTGCTTAACCACATCATCTGGGCGAAACCTTCAGGCAGGTGGAATGGGTGCAATAAAGAAAGTTTGCGCTCCTATTTTCCAACTACAGAGAGAATACTCTTCGCGGAACACTATCAGGGGCCATACAAGCCGAAGGACAGTGGCTATGAGGAAAAATCACGAGAGCTTAAACAGCATGTTCTGAGCCCACTGATTTCGTACTTCCGCGATGCTCGCGAAGCGCTGGGGGTTACGTCGAAAGAGATCGCCGATGCCACTGGCAAGAAGAATATGGCGTCCCACTGGTTCGGCGCTAGCCAGTGGCAGCTGCCGAACGAAGTGGACTACCACAAGTTGCAGATGCTATTTGAGCGGATCGCAAAAGAGAAGTTTCAGCGTAACGAACTTGATACGACACATCACCAGCTGGTGGAAGAATGGCAGTGTCTAAATCGACAATATTCAGAGTTGCTGGAGGAATACAAATCCCTTCGGCGGCATTTCTCCGTTTCTGTTTCCGTACCTTATACCGATGTCTGGACACATAAACCTGTTCAGTTCTACCCAGGAAAACACCCCTGCGAAAAACCTGCGGATATGCTGCAGCAAATTATCAATGCCAGCAGCCAGCCGGGCGATGTAGTCGCTGATTTCTTTATGGGGTCAGGTTCGACACTCAAAGCAGCGCTGCAGCTTGGACGAAAAGCCATTGGTGTAGAGCTTGAGGAAGAGCGATTTAGCCAAACAGTTAAAGAAGTAAGAAAATTCCTAAAGGATTAAGGGGCTATCCTGCCGGTTGGTATAGGTCCTATTTTAAGTGCTACCTTTTTGAAGGCATTTGATAATGCTCTCGATATAATAATTACATCGCGCGGACTTCGGTCCGCTACGCAGAGACAACTGCATGACCCATTGACCAGTGATGTCTACTGGTCATTTTTTTCCGCCATTAGCTCAATTGGAGAGAGCACGGAGCTTCTACCTCTGTGGTTCGGGGTTCGAATCCTCGATGGCGGACCATCTCATCACACCATAATTAATCTTCAAAATGCTGCCATCCGGCGGCCTTTTAACTTCCTCAATTACGCACCCGCTACTTAGTGAGGTGAGAGTATGTATCGCATGGATAAACTAACGACTGGTATTGCTTACGGGGCATCAGCCGGGAACGCTGGGTTTTGGATGTTTCAGATACTCGATAAAGTCAGTCCATCGCAATGGGCTGCAATCGGCGTGCTTGGCAGCCTTCTTTTCGGTTTCCTGACATACCTGACAAACCTGTATTTTAAAATTAAAGATGATCGGCGTAAGGCCGCGCGAGGTTAATGATGGGAAACAAAGCGAAGCTTAGCGCTGCAATGATATCCCTGATTGTTGCTGGCGCATCAGCACCGGTTTTGTTTGATCAGTTCATTAGTGAGAAAGAAGGTAATGTATTTGTGGCCATCATAGACCCTGGCGGAGTGTGGTCACTGTGCCACGGTGTAACGGTCATTGATGGCAAGCCAGTCATTAAAGGGATGAAAGCAACAGAATCCCAGTGCAAGAAAGTGAACGCCGTCGAGCGTGACAAAGCGTTGGCATGGGTGGATCGAAATATCAAAGTGCCGCTCACTGAACCACAGAAAGTTGGTATTGCTTCATTCTGCCCATACAATATCGGTCCCGGTAAATGCTTTCCGTCCACGTTCTATCAGCGGATTAATGCTGGCGACCGTAAAGGCGCATGCGAAGCGATTCGTTGGTGGATTAAAGATGGTGGTCGAGACTGCCGAATAACCAAAGGCCAGAAGAACGGCTGTTATGGTCAGGTAGAACGTCGTGATCAGGAAAGCGCGCTAACTTGCTGGGGAGTGGATATATGAGCCGTCTCACTACAATCATCTGCACGGTAGCCATTCTCCTGCTGGTATCAATGGCATGGGCGGTTAGCCATTATCGCGGCAATGCCATCACCTACAAAAGCCAGCGTGATAAAGCCACTGAAAATCTAAACCTGGTGAACGCTACCATCAAACACATGCAGACACGTCAGCGAGATCTTGCTGTACTGGATGCCAAATACACAGGAGAACTCGCTGATGCGAAAGCCAAGCTCAATGATCTGCAGCGCTGCGTTAGCTCTGGCAAGTGTGGGTTGCGCATCAACGCAAAATGTCCCACGAACGGAACGGCCAGCCCCACCAGCATGGATGATGCAGCCAGCCCCCGACCTACTGACGCCGCTGAACGGGATTATTTCACCCTCAGAGAGCGAATCGAAACCGTCGCCAAACAACTGACTGGACTGCAGGCGTATGTGCGTGAGCAGTGTTTAAGATAAAAAATCCCTCAAGAGAGGGAAATCTGATCGTCTCTAGAGGGTGGCAATTGCAGAAAGAATGCACATTTCGTTACAAAAGTGAGTCTGCTAATAATCATTGATATATGTCTTAAGAAATTTCTTAATTACATATCCTGAATCTTAAGCGAGCTATAATATCGATATCATGCTTCATCTTATTCCCTGGTAATTGTTTCTGCCGCTCTATCCGAGCGGCTTTTTTTAGCGAATTCACGATGAAGCTATAAAGCGGACATATTGCAGCAGACGATAGGTTGCAAAGAAGGCAGAGCCTCGCAATAGCGGGGCTTTTCTACGACCAGAAGAAGCATTTTAATAGTAAAAGTGATGTCACTTGATGGCGAAGAAAAGATTCATTGTGGCTTGAGGGTTGGTTTCAATCTGGGGCAGCAGAGCATTTCTGTATCTGACATGGACCTGAACATCTTCCTTAAAGAGGCTAAGGTTGCCTACGTGATGAATCAAAACGGTAAGAGGGTTTCACGTTACGACTACATTGTTCGCCAGTAGCCCTTACAAAGCCCTCATCGGGTGGGCTTGATAATAGTTACATCGATAAATAATGCATAAAAGCAGTTGAATGTGCTGTGATGTGGCACGATTTGAACTTAAAAGTGCTGTCAAACAACACATGTGCGACCATCTCATTCTTAATGGGTGTGTATTTTTTTATAATGTATATACTCAGCCCACCTCATCTGAATTGTCCATCAGGCAGGTGTATTGGGTATCTTGAAGTCTTAGCTTTCCTGGGTGGCTCCGGATTATTTTGATTTTCACGATGAACAATGCTTTCAAAGGCCATGTGGTAGCATGGCCTTTTCTAACTATCTGCAATTTATCAAGTAGAAGCGCCCCCTGTTTAAAACAGATGCAGGACTGGATTGAGGTAGTTTATGAAAAAGGTTTTGATCTTCTTCAATTCGCAGCAGGCTGAAGTCGTTAATGTGCTCAAACCTGTTACAGCCATCATGCGAAGGTACCCAAACGGGGATGAAGTTTCGTTAAAAATAATGCTTTCCGGGGTTCATTCATTAACCGGGGATCATATTGAGATTTATGTCGCTTCTGACCGCGAACTCACTAATGACGAAGTTGTAAGTGCAGTGAATAAATACCTGTAAATATAACTTACTGACCTTTGAAAACACTTTGATCCTCTTGGTTATCAGGCCGTTTTAAAATTTACATTGAATAGAGATTATGGTGAATCCCCCTAAGCGGCGGGGCTAAGTAACCCGATAGCTCCTCTTCACTAGGGCTCATCGTGAACTTCTGAAGCAGCGAGTCATGGGGGTTATCCCAAAGGCTCACCGGGAGGCACCCGGCACCATATGCCAAAGCCCTTGCATCTCTGCAGGGGCTTTTTATTGCCATTACCATGGACTGACTCATCGTAATGGGAATACATACTTTCCCATGAATGCAATATGTACGAGGAAGAAACGAGGGATGCAGATTCATCCGTTACTGCTGAGGGTCACATTTAGCTTTGATATCGCCTACAAAGGATCCCACAGCATCTTGCGAGGCTCTACTAGAGTTTGTTCGGTTAAGCGTCATAAAAGCTTTAGTGCCATCAGTTGATATCTGCCATGTCTGAACAGTCATTCCCAAGCCTATATTGTACGTTCCTAACATCGAAGTTGGGCTTAAAACTGTATAGGTCATGATGCTATCTGTAACGGATGGGGAGTTTTTATCAATGTTGAGTACAAATACTTTTCCCGAGAAACCGTCTTTTTTGAACTGAAATTGATTGTATTGTTGGGAACCTACGCCAGTTAGATTGTTTACAACCCAGCATCCAGCATCCGCAGATGTGGCGGCTAATGTCAGCACAGCTCCAAATAAATACTTCTTTATCATTATTAACTATTCCTGCTTCTGATTTATATGAATGTAGCCAGCACAGAAATAATACACGCATCTCACGTTTGATAAAGATTCATCCACAGTTGCAGTTATAGAGAAAACAATGGCAAAACCGGACTGGGGCGTGCTTCAGCAACGGTTCCTGTCCGATCATGCCGAAACCGACGTATCACCGAAGGAATGGTGTGAAGCGCAGGGACTGAATTATGCGACCGCACGCCGTTACATCAAAAAGCTAACTGTACAAAGTGCGCAAAAACCTGCGCAGAAGAAACTGCGCACTGCGCAAAAGGAAAAGTGCGCAGATGAGCTGGTAGGTGATGATGGATTAACGGCACTACAAAGATGCTTTGTTGCGGAGTACTTGAAGGATCACAATGCCACACAGGCAGCTATCCGGGCGGGGTACAGCAAGCGGAATGCTGACAAAATCGGACCTGAGCTCCTAGGGAAAACTAGGGTTGCGCAGGCAATTGCGCAGCAGCAGAAAGCCTCCATTGCGCGCACACTTGGTAGTGCCGATGACGTGCTCGCGCAGATGTGGCAGCTCGCCACCTTTGATGCCAATCAGCTCTCGCAATATCGCCGCGGCGCGTGCCGTTACTGCTGGGGCTTTGGTCACCATTATCAGTGGCGCGATGCCGTAGAGTTTGATGAGGAGCTGGCTAAGGTTGAAGGGCGAGAAGGAGCCAGACAGCCAGAAGACACTGGCGGCTACGGTTACGACCACAACAAAGAGCCAAACCCTGAATGCCCTCGCTGCAATGGCGACGGCATCGGCCAGCCTTACTTTCCTGATACACGCAAACTTCCCGCAGTTTCCCGGCTCGCTTACTCCGGTGTGAAGGTTGGCAAGAACGGTGTCGAGATAACTGCAATCAGCCGAGAGCGGATGTTCGAAGCGGTGATGAAACGGCTTGGCTTGGCTGATAGCGAGTTCGCACAGCGCCTGCAGCAGATCGAAATCGACCGCCGGTTGCTTGAGGTCGAGAAACTCCGCAAAGAGCTGGCCGGCGATGGTGACGACGATGAACCAACCCCAGTACAAATCAATATCAACGTAGTGGATGCGAGGGCAGACGATGGGGATCAGCCCGACACTTAACATTCCTCAGGCTCGCTTCCTCGCTATGCAGCACAAGTTCAAAGCCTACGTTGCCGGGTTTGGTTCGGGTAAGACGTGGGTGGGGTGTGGCGGCATCTGTAAGGGGATGTGGGAATATCCGAAGATAAACCAGGGCTACTTTGCGCCGACGTACCCTCAGATTCGTGACATTTTTTACCCAACGATTGAAGAAGTGGCCTTTGACTGGGGGCTGTCAGTCAAAATCAACGAGGGGAATAAAGAGGTTCACTTCTACGAGGGGCGGCGATATCGCGGCACAACCATATGTCGCTCGATGGAAAAGCCGGGCTCTATCGTCGGCTTCAAAATCGGTAACGCGATGGTGGATGAGCTGGATGTCATGGCCGCCGCCAAAGCGCAGCAGGCGTGGCGTAAAATCATTGCGCGTATGCGTTACAACGTTCCTGGTCTGAGAAACGGCATCGATGTCACGACCACGCCTGAGGGATTCAAGTTCGTTTACCAGATGTTTATGATCCAGTAAATCGTAGCTACAACGGAATCTGGACGGGTTTGTTTAAATGGGCGTGGACCGATAACCCGGCATGGATTTTTTACGATCTGGTGGTCAGCGACCGGTTCGGTTTAGGCAACCGTCTTACTGCGGCTAATATCGATAAATGGACCCTTTATCAGGTCGCTCAATATTGTGACCAACGGGTGCCTGACGGAAAGGGAGGTAGCGGTACCGAACCGAGATATACCTGCAACGTTTACGTTCAGGACAGAAATGACGCCTACACCGTGTTGCGGGACTTCGCTGCCATATTCCGGGGTATGACCTACTGGGGCGACGATCAGATCGTCTGTCTCGCAGACATGCCTCGAGATATCGATTTTAGTTACACCCACGTCAACGTTGTTGAAGGTAAGTTCACATACTCCAGTAGTACCACCAAGAACCGTTACACCAACGCGCTTGTGTCCTGGTCTGATCCTGCTAACGCTTATGCTGATGCAATGGAGCCGGTATTTGAACAAGCGTTAGTGGCTCGTTACGGTTTCAACCAGCTCGAGCTAACTGCAATTGGCTGCACCAGACAATCTGAGGCAAACAGGAAAGGGCGCTGGGGGATTCTGACCAACAACAAAGACAGGGTAGTTACTTTTAATGTTGGGCTGGACGGAAATATTCCACAGCCTGGTTATATCATCGCCGTGGCTGACAGGAACCTTTCCGGACGCGATTTAGGTGGCCGTATAGCAAAGGCAAAAGGGCGGACCATTACTCTCGATCGTGCCCCTAACGCCTCATCGGGAGACAGGTTGATTGTAAATCTTCCATCAGGTATCTCTCAGTCCCGGACGATACAGTCCATTTCAGACCAAACGGTGACGGTCACTACGGCTTACAGCGAGTCTCCACGAGAGGAGGCGATTTGGTTGGTTGAGTCTAACGAACTCTATGCCCAGCAGTACCGCGTTATCAGTGTTGCCGATAACGATGACGGTACGTTTACCGTGGCGGGGGCAAACCACGATCCCGATAAGTATGCCCGCATTGATACTGGTGCAATCATCGACCAGCGCCCCGTCAGCGTTATCCCGCCAGGCAACCAGGCACCACCAGACAACATCATTATCAGTTCTTTCTCCGTCGTGCAGCAGGGCATCAGTGTCGAAACCATGCGCGCCAGCTGGGTTCAGGCACCCAGTGCTATTGCTTATGAGGCGCAGTGGCGCCGCAATGACGGCAACTGGGTCAACGTACCGCGCAGCTCCACCACTTCGTTTGACGTACCGGGAATTTACGCAGGACGCTACCTGGTGCGTGTGCGCGCCATCAACGCCGCTGAGATTTCGTCAGGCTGGGGTTACTCGCAAGAAATAACGCTGACGGGCAAGGTAGGCAATCCACCGAAGCCGGTGGGCTTTATGGCCACGGGCATTAACTGGGGGATTCGCCTGAACTGGGGATTCCCGGCCAATACGGCTGACACGCTAAAAACGGAAATCCAGTACACGGCCAACAGCGATTTTTCCGATCCGTTGCTGCTGTCTGATGTGCCGTATCCGTCTGCTGAA